AGAGAAGTAGGGAGAGACGATTACTTGAAGATAGTGAATATAACACTTCTTATTTTAATAAAGCTATTAAACAACGAAGAAGAGAACTGGCAGAAGCAGCTAATCCATTAGGAGCTAGGACAGGAAGAATGCCCATGAAAGAGGGAGGATTTCCAGATTTAACAGGAGATGGTAAAGTTACACAAGCTGATATATTAAAAGGTAGAGGTGTATTTCAAAAAGGTGGAGATGTAAAAAATCAAATGGAAATGATGCTAGGCACAGAAGAAGAAATGCCTATGATACCTGATGAACAAATGGAAGAGGATTATGTAGATTATGTTATAGAAGAAACATTGTCTAATCAAGATAGAAATTATTTAATAGACGCTCTCGAAAAAGATGACAGACTAAGTGAGATATTCGATCAAGTAGTCGAGAGTGCAACAGAATTTACTGGTTCTGGAACTGTAGAAGGTCCGGGAACAGGTAAGTCCGATTCGATACCTGCAAGGTTATCGGATGGGGAATTTGTCTTTACTGCAAAAGCAACTGAAGAAATCGGAGCAGATAATTTAATGCGTATGATGAAAGATGCAGAAGCTGCTGTAGATGAAAGACAACAACTAGCTAATGGCGGTAGTCCAATGGCAAGGGAGGAAGAAGTAATGGTTGCTCCACAAGAACCAATACAACAAAACATTAATGTGACTAAAACAACACTTGACAGTGCTTCAGTAATGCCAATGCAAGACGAAGATTCTGTCAGTAAAACTGTTAAAGAAAACATGATGCTCGACCCTTATCAAAGACACGTTAGAAGCTAAACTCGGTAGGCTACTTACGTCAGTAACCCCTACTAAATTTATAACCTTTAGCTACCTTGTTAGATCAAGCCCCTAATTAAAAAGACGTTTTTAGAATAGGCTACCTTGAGGTAAGCACAAGCCCTAAAAGGAGAAAGAAAATGGCAGAAGTTGAAAATATACAGGAAGAATCTGTTGAACCAACACCTAACCCGTACAATCTTAAAAAGGATTGGCATACAGATGATGTAATGCCAAAACATGGAGAAACTGCGGAAGGATTGTTTTTTGAGAAGCCAGAAACTAAATCTGAACCAACACCAGTAGAAACTGAAACTGTTGAAGAAGATAAAGTTTATAGCCAACCAAATTACAAAAAAAGATATGATGACTTAAAAAAACATTATGATTCAAGGCTCTCGGAGTTTAAACAAAGAGAACAAGAATTGATAGCTGAAGCTACAGCAAATAGACCGGAGTATCAAGCTCCTAAAACTGCTGAAGAGTTAGAACAATTTAAAGCTGAATATCCTGATGTTTATGAAGTGGTTGAAACTGTAGCTCACTTGCAAAGTGAAGATAAAGTTGCTGCATTGCAACAACGTCTAGATGCTTTACAAGAGCGTGAAACAGAAATACTAAAAAGAGAAGCTGAAAAAGACTTGATGGCAAAACATCCAGACTTTACAGAACTCCGTAATAGTGAAGAGTTTCATCAATGGGCAGAGGCTCAACCCGAAGAGATAAAAGATTGGATTTATAATAATCCTAATAATGCATCTCTTGCAAGTAAAGCTATCGATCTTTTTAAAATGGAAAATGGAATAACTCCTATAAACTCAAGCCAAAACAAATCGGAAAGAAGTTCTGCTGCTGATATGGTGTCTACCAAGACAACAACAGTAGATGAGAAACAACCGAAGATTTGGACACAACAGGAAATCGCTGCTTTACCTATGGCTGAATATGATAGACTTGAAAAAGAAATCGATAAAGCTGTAGAAGAAGGCAGGGTTATTTAATAACAAAGTTAATAATATTCTAGGAGAATAATTATGGCATTTAATCAATCTGATCAATTTTTTGAGCAGTCAACTGATACTAATGGTAACTTTGGTAATTCCGTAAGTGGTCAAACTAACTCCTTCTTCTTACCGAAAGTCTATTCTAAAAAGGTTTTAAACTTTTTCAGAAAGGCTTCCGTTGCAGAAGCAATCACTAATACTGATTATGCAGGAGAAATATCCGCTTTCGGAGATACTGTAAGAATCATTAAAGAACCTGTCATCACTGTCTATCAATATGAAAGAGGTGCTGACGTAACTAAAACAGCATTAACAGACCAAGAACTAACATTGACTGTTGATATTGCAAACGCTTTTAAATTCATCGTTGATGATATTGAAACTTCAATGTCTCACGTGAACTTCAAAGAAGTTGCAAGTTCATCTGCTGCATACGCATTGAGAGATGCTTTTGATGCAGGTGTTATCGCAGAAATGTTCTCAGGTGTATCTTCAAGTTCACCTGATCACGTTATCGGTTCTGATAGTTCAACTGCTGATGCTACAATGACTCACGCTACAAACTCAGTAGACCTTTTAGGTTCTGACGGAACTGGTGTTGATCCTCTAGACCTTATGGCTAGAATGGCTAGATTGTTAGACGACCAAAGCATCCCTGAAGAAGGAAGATGGTTCTTAGCACCACCTTCATTCTATGAAGAGCTTTCGGCTGCTGACTCTAAACTTCTATCTGTTGACTTCAACGCAGGTCAAGGATCATTGAGAAATGGTTTAGTATCAAGTGGTAAATTACGTGGATTTGATATGTACAAATCTAATAATGTTGCTAGTACGTCTAACGCTACTGGTAAAGTATTAGCAGGACACATATCGTCTACAGCTACTGCTCAAGCTATAACATCAACAGAAGTCCTTAGAGACCCTGATTCATTTGGTGATATAGTTAGAGGTCTTCATGTTTATGGTGCGGAAGTACTTAGACCTGAAGCTCTAGTATCTGCTTTCTACGTAGTAGACTAAGCAATTCGTAAGTGGGGAAGGAATCAGGTGTTCACTTCCCCCTTACACCTTTTAATTTGGAGATTTAATGGCAACAACATTTCTAACACTAACAAATGATGTTCTACGTGAACTTAACGAGATTGAACTAACTTCGTCAACTTTTGCTAGTGCAAAAGGAATACAAAGTTTTGTTAAAAATTCTATTAATAAAGCTTTAAATGATATTGCTAATGAAGAACCTCAATTACCTTTTTTTGCAGTTGCAGCAAGTGGAGGTACAGACCCTTTCTATGGTAATGTAACTGTAGCAACAACAGCCGGAACTAGATGGTATACATTAAAATCATCAAGTTCTAGTATTACAACTGATTATGCATCTATAGATTGGGATGATTTTTATTTAACAACTATAAACGTAAGCGGTGAAACTTCACCTTATGTTTCTAGAGGTCTAAGATTTATTACATTAGATGATTGGACAAGATATTTAAGAGATTCCGAAAATGATGATGATGCTGATACTCAACAACATGGTGAACCTAAATATGTTATTCGTAGTCCAGATCATCGTAAATTTGGATTAAGTCCAATTCCAGATAAAGTATATAATGTACATTTTTACGCTTATGATGCACCTACACCTTTATCTGCTTTTGGAGATACTATTGTATTACCAGACCAGTACTCTAATGTAATAACTGCTAGAGCTCGTTATTATGTGTGGCAATTTAAAGAAAGCCCACAACAAGCTGCATTTGCTATGGATGATTATAAAAAAGGCATGAGACAAATGAAGTCTAATTTAATTAATCCTGCTCCTAAATATGTAGGAGATGATAGGACATACTTTTAAATATGGCTAGATCGCAGCCCTATACAGTCGCAGTTAATGGAGGATTAGTAAAATCTTCTAATGTAATTGACTTGTTAAAAACTCCGGGAGTTGCAAAAGATTTAAGAAACTTTGAAGTATCTACAGAAGGTGGATACAGAAGAATTAATGGGTATCAAAAGTTTGGTACAACAAGTGCAACACAACCGACTGGTGCAACTACAAATATTTTAGGTGTATTCCCGTATGCAGATGGTGTTATAGTTTCTGCAAGTACAAATATTTATTTTACTCAAGATGGAATTACATACTTACAAATAAATAGAAGTAGTGTTTCAGCGAGTGGAGATAATTATAGTACATTTACTGGACGTAGTGTTGCAGCTAGAACATCACAAGGTCAATGTCAATTTACATTATTTGAAAGTGCAACGTCTGATTATGGAACAGTTATTATAGCAGACGGAGCAAATAAACCTTTTGCATTTAGAATGGAAGGTTCTGGTGCATTAAGTGCAAGAACTTATTTTGCAGAAGAAATTACAGTTACTGGAACAAAACATGTAAAGTATGTAACAACTCATGATAAACATTTAATTGCTGCAGGAGTTGAAGATAATTTAAATACAATTTTTTATAGTGGTACATTAGACCCAACAGATTTTACAAGCAGTGGTTCTGGTAACATTGTATTAGAAGATCAGATAGAAGGCATCAAAGGTTTCCGTAATGAGTTATTTATATTTTGTACTAATAGTATATTTAAATTAATTAATATTAATTCAACGACAGCTAATCCTATAGCAATCGTACCAGTTACAAAAAACGTAGGATGTTTAAGCGGATATAGCATTCAAGAGATTGGTGGTGACTTAATATTTTTAGCACCAGATGGTTTTAGAACAGTTGCAGGTACAGCAAGAATTGGTGACGTAGAACTAGGTACAGTTAGTAAAGCTATACAACCTTTAGTTACAGACTTGACAGAAAGCATAAATAGCTTTATAATAAACAGTGTAGTTCTTCGAGATAAATCTCAGTATAGATTATTCTATACAAACACCAGTTTAGAAAACAGTCAACAAAAAGGTATAATAGGTACATTACGACCAGATGGTTTTCAATGGTCCGAAACAAGAGGATTAGAAGTAACCTCTATTGGTTCTGGATTTGATAGTAATAATGTAGAACAATATTATCATGGCGACACTAATGGTTTTGTATATCAACATGACATTGGTAATAATTTTGATGGAAGTAATATTTTAGCAAGATTTGAAACTCCAAACTATGATTACGGAGATTTAGGCACATTAAAAACTTTACATTATGTAAGAGTATCCGCAAGTTCTGAAGGAATTACAGAACCAAATATTCAAGTTAGATTTGATTATGGTAATACTGATATTCCTCAACCACCCGAATTATTTGATCTAGGAGTTATAAATCCTCCATCTAAATTTGGAGATGCATTATTTAATACAAATGTGTTTGGTGGTGGTGATAACCCTTTAATAAGAGTTCCATTGCAAGGTAGTGGAACAAGTAATAATTTTACGATTATAAGTGATGATACAAAACCACCGTATACAATAAATGGTTTTTACGTAGATTACATACCTTCAGGTAGGAGATAATAAATGGCACAAACTTACACACGACAAAGTTCGTTCGCAGATGGAGATACTATAACTGCTGCGTTATTTAATGATGAATATAATCAGTTAGTTAATGCATTTGCATACAGTTCAAGTAGTGCAAGTTCAACTGGTCACAGACACGATGGAACAGCAGGGCAAGGTGGTAATATACCACAAATAGGTGACTTAGACTTTTTAAACAAAATTGTCGTAGATAGCACAAACAATAGATGGGGATTTTATGTAGAAGTCTCTTCGGCAGCAGTTGAACAGATTAGAATACAAGACGGAGCAATTGTACCAGTAACAGATAATGATATAGATTTAGGTACAAGCTCATTAGAATTTAAAGATGCCTTTTTTGATGGCACAGTTACAGTTGATGCTTTCGTAGCTGATACTGTCCT